CTTGTGGGAACGCATTGTAAATATCCTGTAACCGCTTATGGTCGGCTTTAATTGCAGGGTCTTTGTAGTCTGAGTTAGGTTTTAGAACATCTACTTCAAGACGAGAACCCTCATTGATAACCTCGTAGATTTTATCTTTTAGATTCTTATGTGCGTCAATGACTTTATAGAAGTCATTAAGAACGTCAGCGTATTTTTCCCGTAGGGCATTACGATACCCACCCATTTTTTGGGTGGCTTTGTAGTAATCATTTAGTTCTTTTAACCTAGGATCAGAACCATAAATATCTCGAATTTGATTCATGGCTAGGAGAGGCAACATGCCTGTCTTTACTGCACGAGTAGCATCCGCCTTGCTTTTGATGACCGGAACATTTAATGCAGGATTGTTCTTGATGTCATCTAAGATTTTTATGATGTCAGCGGGTAGCGGGTCCCGCCCGTACTTTTTTGGGGTTGTAAACTCCGAAATACTAGTTTCGTTTGGCCTACCCTTCATTATAGAAGTTGGCGTGCTTTGCTGAATTAATTTGCTAAACTGATTTACAGTAAGATCAAAGACAGACTGTGAAGAATCGGGTAGATTAAGTGCCTGACGAACCAGTCGAGTAAAGAACTCATAGACGTTGCGAGCACCTTTAACTAACTTCTCAAACATATTTAGACGACGCTCATCAGCCTTACCGGGTTTATACTGCTTTATCCAATCTGTAAACTCTTTGGTTGATATCTTTTTAAGCGCAGATTTAAAATCTTCATCAGATAGGGCTTCTGCTACAAACTCTAAAGAATCTTTCATGCCGTACTGTTGCTTAAGACTCTTTAAAAGTTTTACATCACCCTGATTACTTGAGATCTTGTCGTTAATGTAAAACTCCATAAACCTGTGCAAATCAATCAAACCTTGTGCAGAATCTTCCCAACGAGCACCTGTGCGTTTGTACTCGGGGTCTTGGATTTTACGTATTTGCCCAACGGTCAAAGAGTGAATAATTTCGTGCAGAGCAACATCGGGTAAATAAACATGATCTTTACCAATTATGATGCTAGATTCGCGGTTGCCTTTACTGTCGAATATATTGTAGAAGTAACTACCACTTCCTTCTGAAGGATTATAAAACACAGGTATTTTATCTAATTCAAATTTAGATGCTTGGGTAGAAATGACTCTTGCCAACCTACCTGTATCTGAATTACCTTCATATTTGGCAATTAGTTTTAGTAACTCGTCTGTATCTAGAGTTGTGCTTTCTGCACGGGCTTTGTTTAGAAATGCATTAGCAAACCCTACATTTGGCTTATCTTCTAAGCGTTGTGCTCGTTCAGAAAAATAAACTTGTATGCCATAGGTATTGTCAAGGTAGTTAAGTGCCTCATCTAGCACCCGATCATCCATAGCAAACTTGCCAACTTCTTTTCGTTGGGCCGCACGTTGGGCGCGTAAGTCAGCAAGGGCACGCATGGTGGCATCTAAACCATACTCATCAACAGACTTCTTGACAGCTACTCCATTCTTCAAATCGTTGTAAGTCGAACCGGTAAGAATGTCGGTTACTTTAGCAATCTTAGTACCAGCAATCTTTTCGGCTTTACGCTGTTGCGCACCGGCTTGTGGGGTAATTACAAAGTCAGGGGCTGGTCCTTTAGCTTCAACATCGGCAGTAAACGTAAGGTACTTGACGTTAGCCAGAGTGCCAGATCCTGCAAACGAGGCTTTAGCGTCAGGGTATTTGACCCGGAAACTGCCAAATAAGTCATCTATGTTGTAGCGTGCGGGAGCAATAATGGCAAACTTGTTATCACCACTACGCAAAATAGCGTATTGATACGCCGTATCAAACGGTGCCCAATCATTAGTTTTTACAGTACGAGAAATCTTTTTGGTCAGTTTACCTTCGGCTTCTTCAAACTCTTTAGCAGTAAGTTTACGACTAAGTTTTTCGCCTTCACCAAACGACCCATCAATCTTCTGCTGTAAGTTCTCTGCAACTTTGCTAGTGCGGGCTATATTTTTCATGACAGGTTGCAAATCTGCGCCCTTCATATCCGCTACACTTTGAATTAGTTGAGCCAACGGTTGTGGCTCCATTTTACGGATGTCTTCAAACGTCTGTACCCGAGTTTTCTCTTCTTCTTTAACCCGTTCTATTTCTTCTTTTTGACGTTTTTCAGCAGCCTTTTGATCTGCTTCTTCCCGTTCAGCGGCTTCTTTTTCTTTCTTACTTTCAATATCTTGCCCACTTAAGCGAACTAATTCATCTGTGTACAATTCTTTAAGTTGCTTAGGACTGATATCGTATAGTTTGGCAAGCCCTTCAAAATCTATATTGCCGTTAAGATCGGTATAGTCACGAACGTTTTGACGTAGTTCACGAATATCATCCTGAGATGCAATATCTCTATTGATTTTCATTACGGCAGTAAATGCCGCCCGAGTCTTAAGCGTAGTATCTTCTTCAACGGCTTTAGCCGCCTGTTCCTTAGACTCCTTAGACTTTTCTTCTTGTGCTTTGCGTTCACGCTCTTGCCGTGCCTCAATTCGGGCGCTATCTTCAGGAAACTGCTCTGCCTCACGACGAGCCTGTTTGCTAAGAACTTTAGTTGTAACTTCTCGCTGCGCAGTACGACCACGCATCTCAACTAATTTACTAGCAAGACGACTACGTTCTTTTCTACTTAGGTTCTTTAAAAACCCTTCAGCCCGGGCAAAGGCTCGGTTTAGTGCAAGGGCAGCAGGGTCAGTTGCTTCAAATTGCGGCTGAATGCGACCCGGACCTTTGACCATAGAGAATAAAGTTGACAAGTCCTCGTCATATTGTGCTTGTTCATTGGGTGTTGCTTTGTCATTGTTAATCTTGCCACGCAACGGACGGATCCGGTCAATAAGAGTTTGCACATCTTCAAGTGTGCGACCCATAGGCAAACGGGTTTCTAATTCGGTGGCTACGCCTTCTTCCCGTGCAGCCTCACCAGCAGCCTCTTGTGCCTTGATCTTTCTGAATCTCTTTTCTTCTTCCTGCTCCGTAGGAGTAGGGAACATATCAGGTTGAACGGGTTGAAGTGCGTCGAATGCAAGTTGACCCTGCTCCAATGCAGGAAACAGCCGCAAGTTTTCTTGTGCTGCGTTATATGCTTGTTCAAGATTTGCTATTCTTTTTTCTAATTCTGCAGCCTGCGCTTTTTTACCCCGCATTACACCTTCAGGTCCAAGGATGGCTGCATACTCACGACGGGCTTTATCTAACTCACGACGAAAGTTCATGGCACGGTTGGTTAAATCCATCCGAACGCCTTCGGCAACTCCTTCATCGGTTAGGTTTTTGCCTTCGTATTGTTTAATCTTGTTGGCTGCAATACCAATAGATTGCAGACCTTCTCGGGTTAGTCCTTCTTGAACAGGCGTTTCAGGCAGTAAAGATGCTACACCAGCAGGCTCAAACAACTCGCCTTGAGCGGTTTCGGCAAAAGGCAACTCAGTCTGTGTTTCTGGGAACAACTGCATCTGACGAGCGGCTTCCTCGTCTTCAGGCATTTGACCTGCTTGCTCGGCAATCTTTTGGTTAACTACATCTAATAGAACCTCAGAACCGGGAACTTGGGTTCCCTGCCGAATGACTTGGTTACGTATATCAATTAGTTCCCCGATAGAGAACGGAATCTTATTAAGTTTGTCGGCAACCTTTGCCGCTGTAGCCTGAACTGCAATATCGGCTTGGGGCACCCCAGCCACAGAGGCTTGAGCGGCTACATTTAACTGCCGAAGATCGTCTTCAAACTCAGCCCTTTGCCGGATAAATTCGGCTTCTTGGCTAGAGCCACGGGTAACTTCTGGGCCTTGAGTAGTAATATCCCCGAACAAATCGGGCTGCGCTTCAGCAAAGACTTGAGCACCTGTCTCTGGGCTAGGCGGTATGGTTGGAGTTACGCCTAACGCTTTAAGTTCTTTTACCCCTGCCTTGGTCGCTTTTTCTGCGGCTTCGCCTTCTTTGGCTTGTTGTTTTGCCAATCCTTGACGGGCTTCTATGTCTTTCTTAGCAATCTCAGCCTGTTCTTTAGCAATTTGTTGTATTGTCTTGGGTGCAGTGCTTGGAGCTGCAGGGGGTTGTACAGGTACACGCGCACGAAGTTCTTGTAGTTTACCCATCAAGTAGGCGTCTACGTCCTCGCCGTTGTAATTACGTACAACAAGTTCTTCAAATAGGTTTAACGGTTCCCCGGCAATCTGCTTATCAAGTACCTTCTCAATGGTTGAGATGTCATTAAACTTTTGGCGGCTACCAGATAGGTATTCCCCAAGTATTTTTTCAGCCTGCCCAAACTGATCTGGATCGGACAGGTTTTTATTAAGCAGTTTAGAAAATGTATTGTCAGCCTTCTTACCCCTAGCGATTCCAAGAGTCTCTAAATCTTCTTCAGAAATAACATTGATGCCTTGCTCTAATTGCTTGGCACGAATCTCTTGTCGTCTACGAGCAATCTTTTCTTCTTCCGTCAACTCGGGGGTAGCGGCCTCAGTAGCGATTTCTTCTGCTGCTTCTTCGGGTTTTTCCGCTGCAGCCCGTTTTTTCATGGCCCGACGGCCTATGGTTAAATCAAGCGCAGACTGAAGAATTGCACCGGCACCGAATCCGTAAGCGCCTTGCTCCCCTAAACCTTCAATAAGTTGTTGGTCGGGTTTATATAAGTTTTTGGAAATAAGGTTTTGCAAGAATCCTTGCGCTACTTCTTGGGCACCTTCTACGCCACCGGTAATTGCGGCGTTCCGTATTAACTGTAAACCCTGATTCATAATTGAACCGGGCATTAATTTCATTGCTCGACCAAACGCTAACTCAATAGGAATGGCTTCTGTAATACCGGTTGCACCACCATAAAGAGCAGCCTCAAGTCGAGTAGCAGGAGCCGCGCCAGCCTCCATTGCCCGTTCAATTTGTTCACCAGCCCCCGCACCCATACCAGTAGCCAGAGGAGCACCGCGACCAATACCACGCGTAGCGGCAAGACCTAGTACAGAGCCAACTGCTTGACCTAATTTAGGAGCAACTTCGTAACCTTCGGTTGGCTTAAAGTATTCAGCCAGTGGTTCTTTTACGTATTTTTGAGTAAGGCCGGTAAGCCCACTTACAACAGGTTCAGCCCCGGGACCAACACCAAACTTCTGTTGTAAAACGTCTGCCGCTGTACCACCAACACCAATAGCAGCCTGCTCTAGCATTCCCCCAGCACCGGGGAGCAACTGTTTACCAAATTCTTTTAACTGCCCAAACGCAGAAGTTTTAGGTTTAGGAGTCAGGAGACCCATCAAACGCCGGTCAATGTCGGCATAGATAGCATCATCAGGAGTGCCGTCTGGATAGGTAAGCCTGCCCAGTGCTGGATCTTCTACGATTCGCATAATTTATTGTCCGGGAACGTCAGTAATCCTAGGTCGTTGCTGTCCACCTTGCCCAACAGCACCCTGAAGTATTGAATTAATAATTCGTTGCTGAACTTCAATTGGTTGGTCCCTAAATTCTTTCTTTAATTGTAAACCCGCAATTTGTTCTTTAGCCGCATCAACCATACCTTTAGCCATTACTCTATCTACATAACCCATTGTTGCAGCATAGGATACATCAGCTTTATACTTATCTAACATAGCCTGAGTATAAATCTTCATACTATCAGCCCGAAGAGATGCTGCCTTATCAAACTTACCAAGTTCTTCGGCACGAATAGCCTTATCAAGATCCAACTGAGCAAGTTTAAATTTATCAGCAGACTCACGTTCTGCTTTGTTGGCTTCTTTAATAGCCGAAGATTTACCTGCCATGGCTTTCATGGCTAGGGGGCTAAATGTTTCGGCTGCACGGGCTGCAGCCTGCGCTAATCCCCGACCTTTAAGAAGTTGTGGGGCGGAAAGAGCCGCTCCTAATAATAATTCTTCTTTAAATGCTTCTTTAGCAGCCGTACGATCAGCCTCAGCACGTTCTTTACCTTCAGTACGAAACTTTTCAAGATCTGATTGGACATCTTTAAGAGACCTAAGACCTTGTTTATCTAGTTTTGCTTCATACATATTACGTTCGGCTATAAGGTCTTCAATACTCTTGGGTTTTAAATCAGCCAAATTAAATGGTAATGAAGGCAAACCAGACTTAGCAACACCGCTGGGACTGCCTGCAGGAGGTACAGCAGCAGGAGAAGGAGTAGGAGCGCCTTTATCCCGTGGAGACGGAGTCGTGAATCTAGAGTCCCCTGTAACACTACGATCAATACCACCTTGTGTGCCTTGCATAGCAGCAATAGGATCAAGTTCAGCAGACGGAGTACCCTGATCTGTAGCCATCAAACGATCAACAAGCGGTTGTCCTAAAGCAGCAGTTGTAGTTAAAGCGGTGGCGTATGGATGCCTTGTAATAAGCCCCATACCCGGAATTTTAGCCACACGGCTTGCTAGTGAAGCAAGCCCCGGACGAGTAGTAGGACCAGCGGCGGCAGGAGTAGGTACAGCAGTAGCCCCGGGAACACCAGCAGGAATCTTACCCGGTGAACCAAACCTATCAGTTACTTGTGGTGAAGCAGGTCCAATGCCAGGACCGGGTGTAGGTGCAGGTTTAATACCTGAACGCATCCGATTGCTTAATTCTTTTTGAGCCTCGGGGTCGCCCATCATTGCCATACGCTCAATGTCGCCAAAAGACAGACCTGCGTAACTAGCAAACGGAGCAACTGTACCTGCACCCCCAAACTGAAACCGTGCGACTCCGCCTTCGGCAAAACCATCACGTCCAGCTTCATCGTCAAAGTTCATAATACCCCCATTAACTGCTGTAACTGGAGCGTTTTGATTTTCCATTGCAGTTAATGCGCCTTCTACACCAGCAGCAGGTGGCGCCATCATGGCTTGTTGCTGTGGTTGAACTGCAGCCATTAAATCGTCTTTAACAGTAGTCTTAGGACCTTCTACAGATTTAGGTGCAGCGCGAATAATATCTAGTAACGCCAGCATTTCGGGTAAGTCACGTTTGCGTTCGGCCTCACTATATTTAGCAAGCAAATCGTCCATGCCTACACCAAGATATGCTTTTTTACGTGTTTCAATGCCTCCCGGCAATCCTAGTTGCATAATATTACTCCTTATGAAGCGCCAAAGGCTTTTGATAAAGCCAGCGCAGGAATGCCATAACCCAAAACTTGTTGTGCAATATTAGGTTGTGCATTGTATTGTGAAGAAGTCGTATTAGCCTGTACCGGAAGTCCACGCAACATGGCGTTGTAAAACTCAAGTTGGCGATACGGATATTCGCGTTGTGCCAAAAAGTCTTGGTAGGATTGATCAAGCCTACGCTGCTCCATTTGTTGTTCTGCATTAGCAACCGATTGCTGTGCTTGCAGCCGTTGTAAGTCTGCAGCCTGCTCTTGAGTACCAAGTTTAGCCAGTTGTTCAGCGCCCTGTAAACCAAACTGACCACCCTGAATACCTAACTGTGCTGCTTGCTGTTGACGTTGGACAGCCTGTGTATACGCGTCTTGCAAACCTTTAGTTTGAATATCAGTTAATTGTTGACCTAAAGCCCTTTCGCGTTCGGTTTGTGCAAGTAACTGTCGTGCGCCCCCATACGTACCTTGGCGAACAGAGCCTAAGTTAGTTGCCTGCTGAATCATGCGTGCATCTTCAGCGGCTTTGCGTTTAGCTATATCAGTAACACTCTGTTGGTATGGAGACATATACTGCTGATATGCCATTGGATCCATACCTTGTTGAGCGGCCCCCATACCAAGACCAAGTGCTCCTTGAGTGCCTGCCTGTCCTTGGGCAAAACCTGTTGGGGTTTGCATCCCCATAGTTTCGCTAAAAACTCCTTGCTGACCGGGAGTAAACCCAGCAATACGTTCGGCACCATATGGTTGGTAGGCTTCTTGAGAGAGTGCTTCCCCTCGTTCAACCATCCGTGTGTAATATGGTTCAGCATACTCAGGCAGGTTAGTTGTATAGGTCGTAGACTCAGATGGACCACCACCACCGCCGCCGCTATCGTATAAGCAAATTTTGCCTACAGCGTTAGGTTTAAAGGCGTCTAAATTGCCCGGTATCCACCCGGCTTCTAGAGCCGCATAATTATTGCGCATATTCAACCTCTTTACGTTTCATCCAACGTTCTGCTTCAGATTGTAAAATCCCATAAATCAACATATCTTTGTTGCCGTAACCTTGACGCATGATGCCTTCACATACAAATCCAATACTTTCTAGCATCCGACGGGCTTTCGTGTTTTCTGGTTGAGTACGGGCAGTTACACGAACACAGCCTAAATGGTTAAAAACAAAATCTGCTATTTCACCAATGATTCGTTTGTTTAGCCAATATTTAGCCCCATCACTTACACCACCAAAATATACGTTGGTGCCATCGTAATCAAATAAAATTACAGCACCCAATAACTTCTTTTCGTTACCAATACCAATTGTGTAATACCATCGTGGTTTGCCATTTTTGACCGGCATTCTTTCAAGAATCCAATCAGAAAAGTCGCAACCGTGAATAGTTCTAAGCATAGGACTTTTTCTTTGGCAAATAATTATCCGGATTAATTTGCTTTGGTGGCCTTGGTTTTCCTGTCTTAGCCTTGTCTACCCGCTTCATAAACTTATCTAGTTTATTAGCGCCTTTGTTTATATCTCCATCACCAAGTCGAGCCACGATGTTACGGGGTACATAGGCTTCTTCATTAGACACAAGTGCTTTACGTCGGCCTTCAATAGAAGTTGGGATAGAGTCGCTCATTCCATCACCTTTGCCTTTAATAGGCACCGCACCAAGTTTCTCTTGTAAATACTTTAGTCCCGCTTCCGAACTACCATTGCCTACGCCGTTTACAGTAGAGGCACGTAAAACAAATCCGCCGTCTTCAAGACCGCCGGTCTTATAGGCTTTCATCTTACCCATTTGTCCAGATTTTGACATTTCAGCCATCACCTGAAGAGGGCTTCCAGACTGAACAGGCATCGCAGGATTAGCACCACCCTTCATATTAATCATCTGCTGAAGTTGCTGCATGTAGTCGGTATACCCACCAGACAAACCACCTACATTGTATTTAGTCTGCCCACCGTCTTTTACATATAAAGCGTTTGGCTCGTAGTATGCAAATTCGCGGTCTACAGATGGATCTGGATTTTCTCTAAAGTTCCGTTTGTAAGCCTCGGCTTTTGGGTACTTGCTGTGGTCAATTTCGGGTTTTTTATACGGTTCTTCCTCTTCTTGAGAGGCAAGTAGTACAGAGCCAGCCATTTTTGCTGTGCTCATAGGATCAGCCATAGCGGAAGAACCAAGACTTGAAATGCCTTCAGCAGTACCAAGCCTTTGAACACCCTTACCAATGTCGCTATATGTAGGTCTAAAGTCTGGGGTTCCTAAATTTGCAGGGGCAGCTTGTTGGGCGTTAAAAGCAGAAGTCCCATAATTTTCTGCAGCCAGCCTGTATGCTTCTGTACCCGGCGCCGCGCCGCCTGCTTGTTGGCTAATAAATGATTCCAACTGCCCGGGTTGTTGCGCTGCAAGAATTTGAGACCCGGTTACGTTTGTTGGCGCTATGCTAGGCAATACATCTGCACCTTGGTAACTAATACCTTGACTTAGATCTCCCATGGCTGCAGTTGGTCCCGCAGCATTTAAATTAGCGGCAGTAGCGTTGGCTACCCCTTGTTCAGCCCCCATAGTACCTAGACCAGAAGCGATATTAGCCCCACCATAGGCTCCAAGACCTGCTTGTAGCCCTTTCATTATGTTGCCAGTACGGGCGGTTTCTACACCCCCTACGATAAGCGCAGCAGATGCACCCCCTGTATAAGGAGCCAATGCCGCCCCGGCAATCATGGGTAGAAACCTACTAAAACTAAAGGCTTCGGGTAAACCCGTAGATGGGTTAACTGTCAATTTTGTCCCGTATTTGCCGCCTAGATACTGAAGTCCGGCAACTTCTTTAGGGCTGACATGCATCAGCATTGTGTCGCCATAGCGACCCTTGCTGGCAAGTTGTTGAGCGGTCTGTTTATAGTTCATATCGAGATTATCCTGAATTTGTCAAGTCAAGTCTACGGGTTAATTGCGGAAACATAGGTTATAGAGCCAATTGCCGACGGTATGGCTGGTCGGGCATAGGGAGTGGTTTGAACTGGGTCATGGAGCATATAGACCCCATCGGTTGCTGGAGAAGTGGCGTAGGCTTGGTCAGTAGCCCAATACAGTTTTATCTCATCGCCCACTTCAACCTCAAAAGTAATTTCAGAGTAGGCCGAAAGGTAACTAGGAACACCTGCACTTTTACGGGCTGGTACAGAAAATGTTGTAGTTGAATTTGATACGTCTACGTTATTTACTTTCATCCAAACTACCGCATCGTGAACAGCATTACCAGTATTAACAAGTTGTAGGCGATACGTAATTTTATACACCCCAGCCACATCAGCCGTAGCCGACCCGGGCGCATTAAGCGTCCAGAGATAACCAGAATCTAATGTATTCCATTTAACCAAAGTAGCCGTATTGCTTGCCGTGGCTAACTGATCTGTAGAATCTGATGCGGCTATGTGGGGAAAAGTGATGCCATTACCACCAACCCCGCCATTTAAAGCGTCAAGAATTGTGGTTTGGAAGTAATTATCTAGTAGATTAAAGTAAAGACGCAAAATACGAATTAAATCCGTATCATATTTTTGATCATATTCAATTGGAGGTACAGGTAGCGCGGGGGCTACGAACTTCTTACCAATCATCGCTTACCATCCGGGCGAACATCAATACGTGGACTACCTAACTGCCATTGAACACCTAAGTCTGTGGATTGAATTTTGAGCGCCATCTGACGGGCACGGGCACGTACAAATACCTGATCCGTATATTGACCTACTGATGTTTCAATTACCGGCTGGCTATCAGCAGGATCGCTAGTAAATGCAGAACCCGGAAAATTACGAGGCCGTATCTGTAGAGTTACCTCAGCGTTATTAGCCGTAGAACCGTTAAAGTTAACGTCTGGAATCATTCGTCGTGTCAACATAAACTGTTCACCATCTTCTAGATCAATGTCTGAAGACTGAATATAAGAATTCATTGGCAAAACATCATCATTAACACCAGACTCATGGTTATATAAATAGCCTGTAGTTGAGTTCTGTGCAGTCGATACTGCTTGTGGCAATGGTCTTAAGGCGCTATCTAACCAAGCCGTGCGTTCAATAGTTCCGTAGTACCAGACTCTTTCTAAATGGTTATAAACCACATACCGATCATTCCAGTTAGATTGGGCACTTGGATAGAACCACCAGATTTCGTTATAACCCTCATTTGTTCCACATACGATTTGATCCGCTTGGTTGTAGTTTAGATCTAAAAATACATAGTTACGTAATGTACAAGGCAGCGTCTCAACTCGACCTGAGTAAGCATAGAATTTATCCTGACCCATCCAATAAACTACGTTATTTGCGGCTACACAACATCTTGGGCCAATAATTGATATGTTATCTGCTAGTTCTTGTAGGCTAAATACATCTGTAGTACCAGTAAACTGTAGCGAATAAAGATTTGAGTTAGTCCAAATTAAAATTTCCTGCCGTGTAGCAAGAGCACGAATAATTTGTGAACCTCGTGAAATTCTTAAAAATCCCGCAGAGTTGGTAGGTGAAGGCGTCCAGTTGCCCGGATCATCCTGATTAGCCCACCTAATAAGAAGGGGATCAAAATCAGCCACACTAGTAGAACCATAAGGCACACACCCAAAAGCGAGAAGATGTTTATCGTTCTGTGATACAAGAATTTGCATGGCTTGGACGGGGACATCAGTTGCTCCTGCTAGGTCTTCTAAAAGAAAAGCCGGTGTAGCCAAGGCTGTGCTTGGGTCTACCGAACTACCACGTTCCCAGTAATAAATTGGTCCATCACGGTAGTTCATTACTAAGTCGTTATCAAAGTTATCAAACCACCAATCTCGTTGTGGTAAAAATACAGGCTCTACAGAACCAACGCCCCAAGCACGAGACGGCGGATCTCCACCCCAGACACTTGTACCCCAACCATAACCAGCCGTTAATGCCGCATTGCCGGGTTCAATTTGGAAAGTAACGTTTATTGATGTACCACCGGCACTGGAAACGGTCGCATTAGCCGACGTAGCAACCGTTACGCTAAAGGCATTGGCATTAATAACTGTGGCTGTGTGTTCGGCATTTATTTCTGTTACTGGGATACCCCCTATATTTACCGGAGATCCTGAACCTGCTACTCCAGAAATAGTTACATAGTCTCCATCTGCCGCCCCATGAGCATCAATAGCCACAATTACTACAGGCGAGGTATTTGTAGTAGATATGCAGTTATCTGTATCAGGAGTGGCAAAAGTTGCCCTTATTGGGGTAATGTCATAGAAGTTACCACCAGCCTCAATATAAACTTTTAAATTTGTCCCAATGGCTAAGAAATTATCAGTAAAGGATGTAATCCATCCAAACATCTGACGGCACACCCCAAGAAAAGTATTTTGACCCACCTTTAACCAGCCGCCAACCTTTTCAGGATAGCCAGACCTAAACCGAATCTTGTCGCACTCGTACCAGCCACCCTCGTTTGAGTAGTTGGTCTGATCCCGGTTTATCCCCGGTTTAAATTGAAGTTTTATAAATGGCATGACGTACCTTCTAGGCTACAAGCCCCGGCAGATATACCGTTTTACCGTCCCGCTTAGTAGCAGTCAAGTTCTGCTTCTTTAAATTAGCGGGGTCGTAGGAAACATGCACCCAACCCGAATCTGGCACGCCGGGGGTGTAGAACTCAAGGATTAACTGGGTGTACTCAAGGTTGTCCATAATCCACACGGCTAAGTCCGCGTTGGCAATACCGGGAATCTCAATGTCAGCGGCTTGTCCTTTACAATGGTCGGACGTTTTGGAGCCTCCCACCTTTGCGTTGACTTCGGGATGTCGGAACCCTGAGTTGACCTTGACTCCGGTTTGAAAGTGGTCACGGACGGGCTGGAGTACCTTTTCGCAGAGTGTTTTAAGATTAGCAATCTCAGCCTCCCCCGGTGTGTTGTCCATATCATGCCGCAGTGCAGTATCAGACTTCACCATCTCGGCAAGAGAAAAGTTAGCGGTCAAGTTCATTTCTTGGCCTTCATATCCATGATCTTCTCAAGGGTGCGCCCACCAAAGTAGAACGACATAATTAACATCCCCCACTGGCCCAAGAGTTCTACATAGTTATTGTTTACCTCAATCTCCCAAGCGGACATCATCCCAAATACGGTGTAGGTCAGCAAAATAAAGATTAGCGTCATAGGCCGGATGTTCTTAGATAACCATGAGTCCGACTTCATATCGGCTTCAGCCCGTTTGGTCAAGTTATCCTGCTCATTCATGTCGGCTTGGAGTTTGGCAAGTTCGCCCTTTTGTTGCATCTCTAAAAGCATAGCCTGCGCTTTGGCCCGTGCCTCTGGGTCAGGCAGAACCTTGTCCAGAACCTTTTCCCCTATACTTAGTAATGCGGCTATAGGTAACATTATTTCTTACTCCTTGAAAGCATGGTTGCGGCGATATTAAGCATCGCCCGGGTTTGATCTAAATCAGCGGGAGGAGTTGCCCATCCCACCGTAATCTGTCCTATAAACCGGCTAGGCTCAGGCGGGATACTGATTCGACACCCAAACCGCATACCCTTATCTATATACCAAAGGCCAATCTCTGACTGTGCTGCCTTGTATTCACTGCATGGTACGTTGCCTGCCATGAGGTCTACTACGTCCTGATTATTGGATTGGTTAGCGGTAAAAAGTCCTACATCCAACCCGTCGTTAGTCTTGTCCCTACCTTCTTTGGTGTATGCCCGATACTGCACTCGGGTTCCAAGCAGGGGGTTGACCTTAAATATCGCCACGGTAGTAGCACTCGTGGTCTTAAATATGTGGGATACGGCATCATCCACACGGTCTTCAACAATCTCGGGGAGTTTCTGGCTTTCCTTATAGGTGCCTACGATTAAGTCTTTGTTGTCGTACAGCATCCAACCGCCAAAGGCCAGCACCGCCATGAGAATCAGGGCAAAGAGTTTAAACGGCGAGTCAACATACGCCAACACTTTAGACAGCGTGTCGTTAGCGTTTAGTTTCTCAGCCATTACAGATGACCCTTCATAATGTAATAAATTGTAACCACCAAAAACGCCAGCATCACACAAATAATCTGCAACTCCCGCATCTTCGCTACATCCCTGCCCAGTGCATCTTTACTTTTGGCATAACGGGCAATCATGTCCTCTTTAATCTTCTTGACCTTCTCAAACTCTTCTTCACCTTTAAAGTGCCCAAACTGCTGAACCAGAAAATCTCGTACTTCTAACTCCATGCGGCGTATCTGATCTAGCCTGCGCCATTCCGCCATAGCGGTCATGATTGTTATTTCACCTTCAGTATTCTTACGTACATTCTTAAAAGCATGACGGGCTTTGACCTCCGCCATACCAAAATTCTGAATCGACTCAACGGCTGAACTTATCTCCTTACCCGATTGGATAGCAGATTTAATGCTCTGGGTTGCCGCCTTGGCGGTACCGATAATCGGATCTAGATCTGACATACATTATTTTCCCCAGACCGTAGCCCCAGCCTTTGGTACCGAAGTTGCCCAGATTGATACAGACTGCTTTAAACGAAGCGGCGCACCACAATCAGAGCAGGTATCTGCCTCCAACTCATGCTCGTCTAAGTCGTATCCACAAGAGGCGCATACTTGTGTGATTTCGGTTTGAGGGTGCTTAACGCCATCAATCTTTTGGGCTTCAAATAATCTTTTCATAGTTATCCTTAAACGGTTGGCCCGTTAATTGTTCCAGTCACGATGTAGTTAACCAAAGAATTTCCAGAGATAGAAGTACCGGCTGCACCGCCTGCTCCCCCCGCACCTCCGCCTGTCGAACCTGCTGTACCATATCCACCACCATTACCCCCGGGGCCTGCACTTGGGCTACCAATAGCGCCGCCTGTTCCAGCCGTTGTAAGAGTTCCAGCAGTACCGGGTGAACCTGTTCCTCCGCCACCAAATCCAGATACTCCATTACCACCTGAGCCATTTCCTATACCACCACCGCCACCACCACCCCCTGTTCCGCCACCGGGGTATGCAAATGAACTACCACCGCCACCACCGCCACCACCACCAGCGATTCGGTTGTTATTGGTTAGATTTACGGTAATTGTTGTAGTTAATGCATTACCACCCGCAGTTCCTGCAAATCCGGCAACAGATGCCGTCGGGGGTGGGTAAGGACTTCCACCATTACCACCATTACCGCCCCTGCCTAAGATGATCCCATTGTTAGTTAGATTAAGGCGGCTACCTGAAGGGTATGAAGTTCCCGTTGTAAACGCAGGGGTCGATGTTGAAGCTGAGTAGACCGTAACCCCATTATTAATAGTCACATAAGCATCGAGTGGCGTTATTTGATTCCAGCCAGCCGCAACAGCCTCAGCCCTAAGATTGTAATTTATATAATTTGAAGAAATAGTCGCTGTAAATTTAAAGAAACCCCTAGCCGTGAGACCAA